GGGGTCCACGGGTGCCGTCGCTGCCATTGTTTTCTATATCGCTCGTAAATATTTTAATACATATCAAGTACACGACCCCTCGTTAAGAGGTGGGTTACTCCTAATCCAAAAATTAACGCGATCATCGTTGCTAGTGTAGGTAACCACGCGTCTTCCGCGCCCGCCCTACCGAGTTTTCATAACCTGTTTAACTTTTGCCATTTAATGCCTTCAGTTAGAGTGACCAACGACAATATAGCAATTACTAGTGTCATCACAACACTAACCCCCGTCAAACTTATGAGTAAACTCGTATTCGCCAAATACCAAATCATGAATGGAATTATAGCAGTCAAAATGGTCATGTTTACCGAATAATGCATCGGAAAACGTGTGATGAAAGTCCCCGCGATGATGATAAACCACATAAAAAGACCACCAGCTATCCTGGACATACCGGGTTGTTTGAGATTGAATTCTGTCATATATATATAACAAATATTATTTATCTACTATCTGTTTACCACAGAAAGGGGTAACTTCGTCTATGTTTTTGTATATACCTATACCGATCGCTTGATTTTTCAAATTCGTGTAATTGTCCCAAAAGTCAGTACTATGTGAATACTCTGTGACGGTACAATGTGTGAGTTCATGAAGGAGTACATGGAAGACTTGATTCACCGTACCATCAATGCAAATACCTATTTCGGCACCTTTATTCGAATTATATCCTATACCGGTTAAAAATGATCCCCTGTGTGCTATTAATGGCACTTCCTTGTGTAACATTCTAAATTTTTCATCATCGTTTGTTATCAAATGTTCCCTGAATATTTTATATTTTTCCTTGACTTCTACTAACGTCGGATCATCCCGGAAATTTAAAAATATCGCAGTACTACTCATTAATAATACAATCAGCGCTATCATTTCTATATACAAATATAAATTTACTGTATAATTCAGATATTTGATTACCCTTGAGGGATTTCCATTTTTTCATATAAAATCCATTATTCTCCATGTGTGTGATGAGTATATCCTTATGTGCGAGGGGTTCGGATTTAGGGCCATCGGCGTAATACGGTGTATCGGTTAAATGTACAAATAATTTTTCGCCAAAATCACCATTACTCGTATTCTTTAGTTTAAAAAAGTTGCCATGTGAATCCTGTAGAGGTGTTTTAAATATGATCCGTTCTGAATCGGGGATGATACCTATAAACACACCACCAGGTCTCATGCGTTTTTTATTTCTCTCATAGTGGACATGAAAAGATCTCGCGTTTGAAAAATATAGTGAAGCGCAAAATTATAGCATATGACGTCGTATTTTCTATTCGGACACGCGTGTATATCTCCGTGATAAAAATTGACACGTATTTTCATGGTTTTCGCACGTCCCTGTGCCTCTGCTAATGCCTCTGAATTAGGTTCGCACATGTTAATATTTACACCCACATTACGCCATTTTTGAAGATCACCACCGAACCCGCACCCTACATCTAGGATACTATCCCCCTTTTGACACACACTCTCAATGAGCGCGCGCTTCTCATCGTTATGTAACCGTCTCAAATCTTCCATGATATTAGTAGCTTATAAAACTTTAATTATAATACCAACTTAAGTTACATGGCTTAAAGTTTACGAATGTACGTAGTATACAATGTCTCTAGAGCAAGATTATACCACCGTTCCCGGGCAATTGTTCGCGTGTATGTCTGTCGTTGGCCCAGAAGCACCTCAAAAGAATGACCAATTCGGGGTTAAGATTAGAGGAGCTTTTTCCACGCGCGACGAAGCTGCCAATCATGCTAAGCGTCTCCAAAAAGAGATCCTACGTTTGATATCTACGTCGTTGACATGTATAAATGGCTTCTCATCCCTCCCGACCCGTCTAAGATTGAAGATGCGCATTACACGAACGCCAAACTCGAAGAACTCATGACCGGATACAGGGAGAACCAGGCAATGGCTGCGCAGATGTTCAATGAGCGTAAAACTGATATGATGGGTATTAAGAATACCGATGGTACGGAAAACTTTCACAAACCCGGTGATGTGAATTCCCAATATTACAATAAGGTCGATGAAGCTCCTCTTAGTCACCCAGGTGAAGTTATCGAGCGCCTGAAGCGCGAAAAACCCGACGCGTCCATGGAAGAGTTGGTAAAGGAAGCTGATTTGATCGTCGCAGCTGAAGTTAAGGAACGACAAAAAGCACGGGACCTCGCCATGAAGGCGATGTCTCCTTCTACGATTGACGAAGAACCTGAAGAGTCGGAAACCAATGCAGAAATTACAGAAAGTGTAGACACTGGCGAAGAAGTGGAATCTAAATCTGTATAGAAAAAACTTTTTTAATATGACATACTCCTTGGTGTCTCGGAAAATAAATAAAATAGTTCACACTATAAAAAAATAATTCAAAACTGAAATCGGATGAGGGAGCATATATAGAAAATAAATTATAACACTTTTCATATTATTAAAATATCCACTTTTAATAACATGGACATCGGATACATATCCACATATAAAAAACCTAGTCACAATTTATCAGTCACGAATATAATTGATACATACGACGAAGAAAAGTTAGCGTCTAAAATAATTGTAGAGGGGGGTGTTGAAACCCACACTACGATCACTAGTCGAGGTAAAGATGCGTTATACGATTCTACACACCCTATCATTGAAGTAGGGGGGATGTCACCCGTGGCGAAGGATAACTGGTTGCATAGTTTTTCCCATAAAGAAACCTAATATAAACGCGGCAAAAATAACAATATAAGCAGACTTGTCGAGTGAAGCTAGGAAATCAGACGCCTTACCTGCCGGTGGCATGTGGGACGGGTGTTGTACATATTGTACAGGAGGGGGGTGGTAATAATACTGTTCTTCATGATTATGTTGAGGTATATGATTAATTAAAGGCTCACTATCGTCAGGTTCTTTATTGATAACTTGTGGATTGTATTCAATTGGATTTCCTAATTCAGTTTCCATATATGTATACTAATACACTTCTCTTTTAAGCTTCACATTCATCACCTGACGTATCATCGTCATCCACGACGAAATTTTTCAAGTTCCCGTCCTCATCTTCCTCACTATCGTCATCACACTCTTCATCCGTTTCAGATTCACATAAATCTTCATCTGATACGTCGTAATCAGTGTCATGATCGCTCTCACCAAAATCATCTATACATACATGTTCAGTAGGTTTCATACGATCGGGTGCCTTTGAAACCCTCGACGAACGTCGAATAATAGGCTGGTCGGTCATTATAATTTAAAAGTGTTGCGTTTCTTTTAAATGTATTTAGGTGTAAAATCAACCCTTTGATTTAAATGCCACTTTAATAAGTACTTGTTCAAACTCGTACCCTATACGATGTGATATACCTGCGAGGTTGTTCATTATATCCGCGTCTATGTGTGATAGATCATTGAGGTTTTTTAACGCCTTTTTCGAGATACAGTTGTGAAAACTTGACTTGCGTCCTGTATTCCTTCGCTATTTGAATTAATGCTAAAAATGTTTTATACGTTACTTCATCTACACCGGAATATATATGCGTTTCCTTTATAACACGGTTTAGATCATCTAGAGATGTATCGGTCTTTGTTATTTTCGATATGATATATGCGAGTGCACCTAATAGTAGTAAAACTAACATCTACAATAATCCAATTATTTTATCTGATAATTTATGCTCACGTGATTTACATGCACACACCTGCACAATTTTATCCTTGGAAATTTTAAACTGTATATTCATTTTTTTACATATCGAACATTTCAAGTCCGTGTTTACCAATTGGATGTTTTTAGTTTTTTTCGTAACACTTTTCACTCGTATATTTTCATTCTGTACCATGTGTTTGTTGATGAAAACTTGTAATTTTCGCTACACTCTATAGGTGATTCCTTTTTTCTTCCGGACACGGGGTACACACATTCTGTGGTATTGAAAACATTGGAGGTGTATACCCCTTAGGATACAATTGGTCGAAAATTTTGGTCGGAAGTGTGTGTTTTCTACCGTAAAAATCTTTACAAAACCCATACCGCCGCCCTTTCATCGTTTCACACGTACAGAAACACTTTTGTATGATCACATGCCCTTCAATGCGAAACCATACGTGATTTGACCCGTGGTCTCTTTGAAGATTTTCACAATATTTAGATGTGGTTGATATGAGGTATGAATTCTTATCGCTGAACATTTTCGTGATGAGCGCACACCCCCTGGCCATCCATATTTTTCTGAATAAAAAGTTCAACGTCTCGAGTCACCGCTTCATTTTGAAAAATGTTTTTAGTTTCTTTTAATGTGAACGAACCTTCATCTCGCGTTGATCCTTCAACTATCACAACCTCTGTATTCTCCGTTCGAAGTGTTGCCATGTGCATAATTTCTACACTTGGCTCTCGATCAAAAACGTGTGAAAGTTTACCATTTTCGTGTGTATAGTTGAGTACAGGTATATATTCTCCTTGATATTCACCCTTTACATATTTATGTGCCCACGGCATACGAAATCCACTCCCTTTCACGTTTCGTTTCCCACCACCGTATACCGCAGTATCGACAATATCACCCCACGGTTTCCCGGGAAACATGAGTGATAACGATGAAACGATATGTGAATGTAACGCCATCGCGGAACTGTGATCGACTACGAATCCCGGCCAATTCATGTGAATTCCGTATTTGATTGTATCGCCGTGTGGTTTTGGTTCTGCGACGGAAACGAGAACATCTTTCCCACCAAAATGGGTCACCCGATCGCATATTGTTTGTACATATTCCTTTAACCGATCGAATGGTATATCTTCATCATCTTTATAATCTAAATCGACGAAAAAGTTATACGTATCCGTCTTTTGTTCAACGACGCACACTTTCTCACCAGACTTGACAGCCTTTACATATTCGCCATAAAATTCATTCAACCTATCAAAAGGAACAGATAGACGGCCACCGTCCATGAGCACATGTGATAGATTGGAGCTATTCGAAAACCCCTGTTTTCGACACCATGATCTAAACATACTTATTTGTATGTCGTGTTATTTTTTTAATACTCTTCTTCGTGCCATATCGAAGTTCTACACGAAACATCCCTGAATTCCTCCTCCTCGGAAGCTAACTCCTTCTTAAGTGTTAGTAATTCGTACACTGTTTTGTTTCGTATTTCTTCTATATATTCATCCGCTCGTCTTTCCATGTAAGATTTACGATCGATCAGTATTTGTTTAATCTGTAAAAGAATGTAATTCTTCGACTTCATTATTTTATACGGAATGTTTTTCTATCGAGAGAAGTCACGCAAGCGTAAAATTCTGGATTTTCAATAACATTATGTTTTATTCGTTCCCATCGTCGCCGGGAATTAAATTCCGGTAACGTATCAAAACTCATAAAATCATTTTCATCGTATGTTCTCTTCATCTGTATTTTTTTTGTATGCATTTTATATTTCTCTTCATTGAATTTTCTAACAAGATCAGCCTGTTCAAATTTAGAATACCCGACAAAGAAAATGAAAACAGTGTATTCAAGATCAACTGTAGCACTCTCCTTTACATTAAAAGTAAAGCTCGTGTACTCGCCTTCTTTTAATGAAACGACTCCTCGCGTTTCCTCCTCGAGCTCCCTGAGAGCTGTTCGTAATGGGGTGAATATTTCTCTTCTACGACACCCACCGGTTACAAATATCCACTCTTTAAATTGTTTATCTCTCACCGTAAGAAAACGGGGTGTATCTCCGGCGAATGTGACGGGAATGGCTATAGCTTTATGTTTCTTCATTGCTCATTAGCTTCTATAATCCCCTGATAAGTTTATTCGGAAGAAATATCCACAGGACTTTGTCCTCGCGTCACACGTTTTTCGGGTGTTTTAGGTTTGGGTTGAGCTCCCGGTGCCGCTTGTGATTTCGCCTGCTGAGACGCTTGTGCCTGTCTATTCAGTTGTACCTGACGTTTCATTTGTTCCTGTTGTTCCATAAATTGCTTTTCTTCTTCTTTAACTTTATCAAGAAACGAGGTAATTTTCGTGATTTCTTCTTTAGAACCCCTAAGTTCCCTGTACATATATACAGAGGCTGCGATACAGACTATGACAGCGAGAACCGTAGCCGTTTCCCTGTCAAAGGCGAACATTTTGTGATTAAAATACTCGTCTTGTTTTTAAGTAGATACAATAGCACCCAATTTAGACGTTTCACCTTGGGGGCACTCATATCCTTTTTGACCAAATTGAACTTCCTGGTAATGACCTTCTTTACAGGGTGCGTTTTCTGTGGGTATGTATTTATTAAGTGTTCCGGATTTAGGATCGTAGGTGATCATAAACACGAATGCTAGGAGAAAAAGAAGTCCCCACATTTACTATTATATGGGATTTAATTGGAGTACATAAGACCACCCATACCATTTTCGATACGGAGGATGTTATAGTTGACAGCGTACAAACTACCGTTGAATGTACCAGCATCAGACACCAAACGGGCACTGTCTACACGTGAAAAATTCAAGGTACCTGTGGGCTGGAGCTTTGACGTATCAAGGCAGAACGGATACAGGAAGTGGGTCGCGATGCTACTGTTCATAGTGCTGAACGGGGTATGGTAATACATGGATGCGGACGTGTAGTGAGGGCTCGCCATCTTCGCATCGCCGACATCTGTACCGTTGATTTGAAGTATCACCTTACCACCAGCAATACCGTAATCGGCACCTGTAGGCAGACCAGTGGCGGGGGTTACACCCACAGCCGCGATGAACTTGACGGGTGGTTCAAGTTGAGCTCTTGGATCAAATCCCCCGAAGCGACAGCCTCTTGCGTCTGAGTGATGAGCATGTTATGCGGCGCTGATGAAACCGCCGTACGTTCATCGGTATCCAAATAGATGAATTGCGCGTGCTACTTCATAATCCTTCGCCGCGACAACGGTATTCCATGAGATTCGGATCTCGACATCATGATACTGGAGCGCCACGAGCGGGAGTGCCGACTGGGCATTTTCGCAAAACGAAAAGCGGAGCGGGTAGAACCCAGATTTGTCAGCCGAGGCGGCCGCGAGAGACTTGGAGTACGTTTGAGAAAGCATGGCGGGTGCGATTTCTTGCGAAAAAACTGACGTTTGTGTGTCAATAATCTGACCACCGATCAACAGTTCAACCTTCTTAATTTGCCCTTCCCAACCAGCTCGTGTTGTAGAGTCATTGGGTGTGCGGTTGGAAATGTAGACGTGACCGAGCATGTCACCCTTGCGTTCGAAACGCACGGTGGACATACCACCTGTGGCGGGGTTACCCTGGATAACCTGTTTTCAACAGTTTGGGCAAAGTTTGTGTGACGCTTGTACGTCGATCTGAAAAAAGATACTTCGGGGTTACCCACGATGTGTGCATCCTGAGCACCCACGGCAACGAGTTGGGCGATACCACCGGACATTTATATTATACTATGTTTTATTTTTAAGCGTTAGAATAAGGGGATTTTTACATTGATCGAATTATTTATATTTATCGCGTTTCTAACTTTTGTACACGTGAGATGAGTGTCAAAACGAGCGCTTCGAGGTTTTTTGTTTTGACCTTTTCGGCTTGGAGTTGACGATCCACCTCTTGGAGGGCTGCTGTAGCTACTGTAAATATGTAGTCCTTGTTGAGGTGGTGAAAGTCATCAACCTTCTGTCCCCAAACAAAGAGCTGTTCTCCCCACTCGGACAGGTCTTCCTCTACACGAACCGTGTGTTCGTCGACAACCTCTGTGATGGTAAGTGCCTCCCGTTTGTCTTCCGCCAGGTATGTGATGAGCTTACCCAACCCATCTAAGTTTGAGGTGTTGAAGTTTGTAAATGTGACTGTGTTACTCGAGCTGATGGTAGCGGTCTCGTAGATGTTGGGTATCTCACCATCAGCAACAGAGACTGCTCTCGGGAGAACCTCTTTTACATCTTGTGCGATGAAACCGATCACACTCGACCCCCCCCGATTGACCTTGTCCTTGTACTCGTAGTATTTTGGTTTCAGTAGTCGTATCTGCTCTAACGCTGTGGTATCATGGATATCGACCACATTACTCTTGATGCGTCGGTCACTAAATACGACAATCCCCTGTACCCGTATGGTATTTGCTACATACAACCCAAAGTTTAAGTAAGGACTATCACCTTGAATACTTCCACCGTTCGTAAAGTAATCGTTCGCACTCGGAGCATGATCAAAGGCAGCTTCGGTTCCATAAATCCTACAACCACCAGTGGATACAACAAGCATACCATTCACATCAAGTGTCGAGGTTGGATTAGCAATCCCGATACCGACCCTTCCACCCGTATCTTGAAGTATAACATTCCCATTCGCACTACCAGAACGAATATACCAATTTTTATTCGTACCTTCGTTTGCGTAAGATGTATACCCCGATGCTGACCATGTAGCAAGTCCAGTTATATTTAATCCTGGTGCCGTAACTGTCCCACCAGAGGCTATACCACCAGAGGCTGTAATGTTCCCAGCGACATCAAGTTTTTGAGCTGGATTTTGCGTCCCGATGCCGACATTACCACCCGTATCTTGAATAATGACCTTCCCAGCACTGTTTCCAGAACGAATATACCAATCCTTATTCGTCGAATACCCTGCGTGAGAAGTAATACCTAACCCCCATCTCATTTCACCATTAAATAGACTTGTTCCATTTACTTCTAACTTGTATCCAGGACTTCCCGTCCCTATACCGACATTACCACCATTAAAGTTTACATAGCCACTACCAGCAGAGTTACTAATCGTAAAAGTGTTATCACTTCCACCAGCATAACCAACATACGCTTTTCGACCACTCGAAGTACCATCTGGATAGTATTCGATGTAAGTATGATCAGTTCCAACTAATTGTAGACTTCCACCATTCGCATTTGCTCTAATGCGACCCTCAACATCAAGTTTTTCACTTGGTGTCTTCCCGATACCGAGGTTACCACTATTATTCAGCGTCATCTTCGCACTGTTATTGATCCGCCACTCGTGTTTAACACCACCGTGTGATGTACCAGCACCAGGTGTCCCGATGATGGTATTGAGTTCGCTGTCCCACGAACCAACATTATAACAGAGACGACCACCACCCTGAAACCAAAGCTCGTCAGAGTGAGCAGTTGAACTCCTGAAATCGTTATGAACGCCTATCGTCATGCGTAAATCCTCAGCATTCGTACCAGGTGATTGTGCTGACTCGTCTTGAACCAAGATGAAACCCTTATCGCTCCCACTATTGACCTTCGAGTTGAAATTGACGAGGGTGTATTCACCACTCGTCGCAGGTTGAAACTTAGCGACTTCTCCATTTTTTTGATATCCAAAATACCACTCGAGTTAAGACCATTAGTACCATTAGTACCATTAGTACCATTAGTACCATTAGTACCATTAGTACCATTAGTACCATTAGTACCATTATCG